TCATGGTTCACCCCCGTCGCTCTCAACCAGATCGTCCGGGTAGCACGAGCCGGTACCGCCGCACTCACCGCAGGTTCCGGACTCGTAGCCGCCGCCGGCTGGCAGCAGACCACCAATCATCCCGTGTCCGTTGCACGCTTCGCACAGTGGCACGCGGCGTGGCGTGATGTGGTGGTCGGCGTATTCCATGTAGGCGGGGATCATGCGGCACCGCCTTTCGCCTCGGCGATGGCTGCGCGCCCTTGCTCCCACCAGTCCGGTCCAGTACCAGCCTTGTATGCCTGCCGGCCAACAGCCTTCTCCAGCGCTGCCAACAGCTGGTCGCGCTGCTGCTCCACCTCCAGCCGCTTCTGGTTCTCGGCGGTTAGCGTCAGCTCAAGGTCGGTGGCTGGGCTGGGTGATGCCTCACCGGCGATGGCGCGGCGCAGCTTGTGGTATTCCTGCTTTCCGATAACAAGGCATGTTCCCTTGCCGGTAGCCTTTCCGCCATGCGCGTGCCATTCATCGTTAATTTCGCCTTCCTGCATGATGCGCTTTGGCGTTGTTGCGGCAGTCTTCATGCCGTTCAGCATGTCGATTGCCTTGCCAACAATGTGCATCATCTGGTGCGTCGCGCCAGCCGTCGGAACTGGGAGCTTATTTATCCATTTCTGGTGGCTCTCCAGTAGGGTCACCACTTCCATCAGTAGCTGCTGGTTCACCGCCTGCGCGCCGTGTTGGGTCTGGTCGCTCATGCTGCCTCCCGCACCATCTGGATCACGTTGTCGCGGCTGCCGGCCGGCAGATTGGCCAGCACCAGAGCGGCTTCGAGTTCGCGGATGCGCGCGTCAGCCGCGGCGAGCTGTTGTTCGGTCAGGTCTACGCGCTCTTCCAGAGCATCGGCGGACACTCTCAAACAGCCACACTCATACTGCAGGGCTTCAATCTGGCGGCTCTGGCCAGCCAGCAGTTCGGCCACCACAGGATGAATAGGGATGATTTTGGTGATGTTTTTCATGCTGCGTCCTTCACAAGAGAAAGGCCGCACTGGGCGGCCTGGGTAATGTTGTCGATGGCTTCGCGGATCCGCTTGGCCTTGTCTGGTGAGATTGTTCTGGCCAGCTGCAACCCATTCACCATCAGCCGCAACCGTTCCAGTCCTGCCCGTCTGGCGTCGCCGTAGACTGGGTAGGCATTCGACCGGACGAACACCGGGCCGATGCTACCGACGTCCGGGAAGTGGTAGCCAGCGGCCATGTGCCAGCCGTCGGTGTCACGGGCAAAGCCAAGCCGCAGGACATAGCCCGGCATGGGTTCAGCGCGTATCCAGTGGCAGTCTGCGGGGTGGTAGGCGTTGGGGTTGTTGCTCAGGCGTGCCAGCGGCAGGGCCGGCGCGTCGTCTGCGGTGAACAGGTCGAGCTGGCTGGGCATGGTCGGTGTCCTAGTCGATTACGATGCCAGCAGCACCGTGCGGCCACCGCGGATGTCCATCGGTGACACGATGCCAATCTGCTCCATACCCTCGATCAGCCGTGCCGCGCGGTTGTAGCCGATGCGCAGATGGCGTTGGATTGAGGAGATAGATGCCCTGCCCGTTTGCATCACGGCCTGGCAGGCATCGTGGAACAACGGGTCACCCTGGCCATCGTCACCGGTTGCCGCTGACGAGGTGCGCGACACACGGCTGGATTGCTGATCACCACCGAACAGGTCCGGCTGGGCCACCACGTGCACCTCGACCTCTTCCTGCAGCAGCTCGGCCAGAACGGCGCATTCGTCCTTGCTGGGCTGGAAGCTGCACTGCCACGTCAGCTGGATCTGGAAGCCATCCACCGGCTCGATCTGGAACTTGCTGACACGGACGCCATGGAAACGGCAACCGGCAATATCCAGCTCGCAGTCCTGCACCTCGTGCTTGTACTTAAGCGGTTCCAGCATCTGGTTACGGACAGCACCGGTATCGGGCAAGAACAGGAACCCTTCGAGCCCATCGTCAAAGAAGCTCAGAGCCGCACTTCCGGTTTTCGCCGTTAATTTGAGGTCCAAAGCGAGGGTTTTTTCCTCGTCCGGACCTTCCTTGCGAGCGTTGAAGTGTTTGATTTCTGCTTGGCCTCGGTATTCAAAAGAGGACATCTGCTCTACTCCTCGATAGCTGCAATCCGCTCCAGATGGTGTTTCTGTAGCGTGCTGATGTGAATGCCCATGCCGTACGATTTGTAGCGGCTCTGCATGTCGGTGATGAAATTGCGATCCCAGTCGCGGGTCGCGTTGAGTTCGGCGTCGGCCAGCAGCTTTTCCAGTCGCTTCTGCGTGTAGCGCTCGCTGGCCGGCCGACTATCGATCGGGCCGGCCATGGGTCACGCCGCCTTCTGCTGCTCGCCGGTGGCCACTGTGCGGATATGTGCCACCAGCGCCCGGCAGATTGGAATGAAGTCGTCTTCGTGGAACAGCCGCGCCGCGCCTTCCTGCGTGGCGGCGAAGCCCAAGCTGGCCAGCAGCTGTACCGACACGCTGAAGCCCAAGCGCTCGTTGATCATGCCCAGGCGCAGGGTCGGGGCACCGCGCGGCGCTGCGTCTTCCTGGTTGGCCGCAACGGGCGGCTGGGCGAATAGATCCGGCGCCGCCTCTTCCAGCACAGAAGCTGCAGGTACTGCAGGCGTAGCAGGTTGTGCAGCCTTGGCCGCAGCCGCGGCGGCTGTGGCAGCTTCCATCGCCTCACGCTGCTGGCGTTCGCGTTCTTCACGCTCACGCTCGGCCTGCTGGTGAGCATCAAGGCGCGACTTGATCAGCAGGGCCAGATCGTCTGGCGACTTGTACACGATCAGCGCCTCGTCGGCGAACAGGAACAGGTGGCCTGCAGCTAGGGTGCGCAATGTTTTAAGGTTGGCCGCCAGCTTGTCGGCGATGGCATTGGCCTCCACCTTCAACCGCGCCAGCTCGGTGCCAGCCGCATCGCGCAGGCTGGCCAGCGTGCGCTTACCCTTGATTGCGCCGGCAAAGTCGCCGGCCATCGCCGGCATGTAGGCCTTGCCGATGGTGGCGTTCAGGCTGACCACGTGCGCTGTCAGCTGCTGCTTGGCGTCCAGGATGATGCTGTCGCGGATGGCGTCCTTGCGCTGTTTCACCAGCTTTTCCAGATCCAGCCGCACCTTGCGCGCCTCGGCGCTGATGTCGTCGATAGCCTTGAACAGCTGGTCGATGCTGGTGGTCTGGCTCAGTGCGTGTTCCTTGGCTGCGGCCAGACGCGCCTCCACCTCGCCGCACCACTTCACCGACTGCTCGGCGTCGGCAAAGTCCTGGTCAGTCTCCAGCGTGCGGTTCACGCTGCGGATAGCCGTCAGCGCCGTTTCCTTGAACTCGGACAGGTTGGAGGCCGTCACCATGCCGGTGACCTCGATGCGCAGCGCCGGCAGGGTCTCGGGCGCCTTGCCGGTCAGGTTGGCAGGTTGTTCGGCATCTGGCTTGTACTCGGCCAGATCCTGAGCGAACTGCTTCCAGCCTGCCAGCAGCTGGTCACGGCGCTCCGGTACCGACTCATACCAGCAACCCAGCGTCTTGCCTTCCGTACCGTCCGAGGTGGTGAAGTACGCACGCTTGGCGCCAGATACCAGCAGCTGTTGCTCCAGCTGCGCCCAGTAGTGCGGCTCAAGGTCGTTCGCCTTCACGGTGGCGGCCAGGCTCTCGTTCCACAGCTTGTTTTCCCAGATCACGTCTTCCAGCATGGTGATGCCGTCGAAACTGGCCAGCAGCGGCAGGCCTTCCACCTCCTGCACGCCGGTGGCCGGGTAAAGGTCTTCGCCAATCAGCTCTTCAATCAGTGGGCGGGCCTGTGCTTCGGCTTCATGGCCGGCATCAAACAGGCGCTGCTTGGCTGCATCGACCTCTTCAGCCACACCGCTGGCTTTCGCACGCAGCAGCTCGGTGCGAGTGGTGTACTTGCTGACGCCCAGCATGGCCGCGGCCTCGCTGGCGGTGAAGTATTTGGCGCGAGTGGCCAGCCATTCCGGCGAGCCCTGTACCAGGTCAAGCGTTTTCATAGGTCTTCCCTTCCTCGCCGCCGCATGCACGCAGGCGGGTTTCTTGTTCGTCGGTCATGGTGTTGCGGGATTTGATCTTGGCGATGACGTCGTCTGCTGAGCGGCGCCCGCTTTCGATCAGGCTCTTCCACTGCTCGAAGTTCTCTTCGAACTTGTCAGCCGGATACGGCTCCAGCGCCTTGGGCACCACCTCGGCCTGTGGCGTGATGTCCTTTTCGCGGATGCGCTCGGCGTCGTCCTCGTCGCTGATGCCGCCAAAGCCGAAGGCCATGCGGGCGCACTGGATCATGGCCTTGTGGCGCAGCATCCGGCGCGGGTGCGACTGCCACGGGCCGCCGCCGGTCTTCTTGCACTCGGCCATGTACTCGGTGATGCGGATCGGGCGGGTGCGGTCCTTGCGGTAGATGACGCAGGTGCAGCTCTGCTCGCCATCCATTTCAAAGTCCATGCCGTCAAACTGGGGATGCTCGTTGATGATGCGTGCCCAGCCGTCCACCCCCACCACCGGCACAATTCCGCCGTTCTTGTCAGGGAAGGCGTAGATCTCCTTGGTCCAGGGATTCAGGCCAAACTGGTTGGCTACGATCAGCAGTGCGGTCATTTGCGCATCGGTGACCTGCCCCTTGAATGCGGTCTGTTTCAATGTGGTCAGCAGTTCTTCGCCGCCATCCAATTTGAAGCGCTGGGACAGCTGGCTGGTCAGCGTGGTAAGTGCGGTGCTCATGTTTTACTCCATGAAAAAAGCCGCACGGTGGCGGCCTGGTCGGGTTGCTGTTCGGCAGCTGTCATGCTGCCTCTTTCTTCACTTGGACTTCGGCGACCAGATCAACCCACTCACGGGCGGCCTTGGCCAGGTTGGGATACAGCGCGCTGACCACCGGATCGTGGTCAAACGCGGCGCGGAGAAGCTGCTTGCCGACGAAGGCGTGGAACTCGGCCAGCAGCGCTTCGCTGCCGGCGTCGTGCAGGCTTTCCACGAAGCTGTCCGCCAGCTGGGCGCGGCGCTTCTCGTCTTCCAGCAGCAGGTCGGCTTCGGCCTCGATGGCAAGGATCAGGCACTCGTCGCGGCCCTGTGCGGCCAGGTACTGGCCAAGGCTGGCGACGACGGGGCATGGGGTCGTTGCGGTATTCATGGCAATTGCTCCACGGCTTGGGCGATGCCCATCACGACAAAGAAAATGGTCAGCGCCAACAGGCTGCGCACGACCGACATCACTAAGGCCTTCATCACGCACTCACCTTGACTGCTTGGCCGCCACCCTTGACCAAGCGCAGGGCCGGCACCAGGCGAACCACGGGACGGCGGCGATCGCGCATGGCCACTAGGCCGGTGGCTTTCTCTACGGCCTCGATTGCATCCGGGCTGCTGGCGCAGGCGGGGTGCAGAATGATGCGGGCTACAGGCTGACGAGCTGGACAGCTACGCCCCTGATTGCAGTCGCCGGTGCACGGCGGGCACGATTTGAGTGACATAGCTGCCTCCAGAAAAAAGAAGCCCCGCACATGGCGGGGCAAGACACAACATCGAGGAGAAAAGGTTGGCCGCTTACGGCGGCCAGTCGTGCAAGCCGTTGGTTCAGGCCGCTCTCGCCTGTGTCCTACACCGAAACGCACTGCACTTCTTGGGCGATGCGCTTCGGTGTTGGGCCTCGATCTGAAGCCCGGTGCTACGCCATCAACACCCCTACCCTTCCCCTACGTCTTGGCTCCCCGAGCCCTCCCGCTTGCCACCCTCCGCTTCATCGCGCAGCACCGCTGGCCGTATCCGGGTTGTGTGCTGACGGTTGCCGCTCAATCGCAGTCTGCTTGCCTGCAGCGCTGCGCCGGTGAACGGTTCCGTATTCGTGGGTTGTTTAAGATCGTGCACGGTGTTGCTGTGCTGTTAGGCGAATATTAGGCATTGCCTTTCTTTTCGTCAATAGCCAATGACTAACTTTTATGAAAGTCGTTGCCTAACAGGGGCCAACAAAGAGAGGTAAAGGCTTACAGGGTGTTGCGTGGACAACAAAAAACCCGCCGAAGCGGGTTTTTATTGCGGCAAGCATTTCAGGGCTGGGGCTTAAACCCCCGATAAATCCAGCGAATCGTTATGGCTGAGGACCACATCGCGACGATAAAAGCAGTAGCTGCCCACATGTGGGTTGGGTTTCCATAATCCTCGAAGGTGTACTGTGCACCAATCCAAAATGCAATCACAGCAATGGCCGCCCCTACTCTCCTAAACCCACTCGCAGGAAGCGAGGCATGCCTGTAGTAGGCAAGCATTGAGACCAGCGGTAGGACCGACATGCCGGCAAGAAAGTAGAGGTTGCTAGGGTAAGGCATCCGATATGCGACAAACCCACACCCTGCCAGAGATAGCAGCAGCGCAATGACCGATCTGGACCACAAGGGAATTACTCTGATCTTCATTGCAACAAAGTTCAGTGCCATAGCGACCAACAGGCTGAGGAACGTAGCCATCAGCAGGGCGCCAAACACAACACCATTATCATATTCCATGCCTAGCTCACTATCATTAGCTTCATAGGTCATTCATCTTGACGGAGACTCCTGCCATTACTTCCGTGTGCACTGCATCACAACCTTTGCCCCGGACTTCTCTTCAGCTGCAGTGCGCAACATGCCGGCGATTGCACTCTGGCACGCCTCCTCAGATATGGCATCCATTACGAAAGTAGACGCCAAAACTGGGTTGTATGTAACCGCTCTCCATGCAAGCGTCTCAGCGACACTCTGCCTTGAGCACCGAGCAAACGACTTGTACTCCGCATCAACATTCGCAACCATAAAGTTGCAGCCACGCTCACTTGCCATGTCTACCTGCAAGAGTACCGTATCATTCAGCGGGCTAACCATCTGGTAGTACCGCCCGCCACTAAGCCCACCCATGGTCGCGCACCCAGTCATCGCCACGACCACCATCCCTGCCAATACCATCTTTTTCATACCGCTAAACCTCCCCGAGAAATAGCTTCTATCCACCACAAATCGACTCGCAAGGAATCCCGTCCTTGTCACCATCCAGCCGGCCAAGCCCGCACTGCTTCAGGTAGAAGTACGCCTCGTCACAGCTAGTCATCTGGCGGCAAACCGTCTTGCCACTGCAGCTGTACTTGCCACCCTGCTGCTTGTTGGCCGCCTTGATAATCGGATCCTGCGGCACCGCGGCCTTCGCCGTAGCGCCGCCGTGGCGCCACTTGCTCGGTTCGATCGGATTCGGGTCTGTCCACAACCCGGCGCGGTTGGCGCGCGCCTGCTTTTCGGCAGCGAAATAGGACTGCTCACGCGCGTACTGGGTGTAGACCCAAGCCATGCCGGCCTTCACCTGGACGAGATTGGCGTCCACACCGCCCACCGCCACCCGCGCTACGGTGCGGCCGTACTTGTCGGTCGTCTCCGGCTGCAGAGTCACCTGCTTGCCATACACCATCGCTGACAGTGCTTGTTTCGACCGCTCGCCGAACGGTTGATTTTTCTCCGGCGCGTCGATCTGCGCGAGGCGGACCTTGATCTGCTTCTTCTCGGACGTCAGGCAGGTGACCGTGTCGCCGTCGGAAACGCCGACGACCCGGCAGGAAATATCAGCGGCCATGGCAACGTTGGCCGCAAGGAGGGCCATCAGGAAAGGGATCAGCTTCATGGTGGGTGTCTGTGCTGCAAGTGGGAAACCTGCATTATATGACTTTTGCGTAGTGATGTCGGGGCGTAAAAAAACCCGCCGGGGCGGGTTTCTCTATCAGGCCATGATCGGATGGTCGTGATCATTTCCTTGTGCATCATGAACAGAAATTTTCAAACCAAGTGTTTTGAATACTCCTGCCAACGTGTGCAGGGTAGGGTTTCCACCGGGGCTTAGAGCTCGTGAAAGGCTTTCTCGCTTTACACCTGACGTTTTGGCTACCTTGCTGATGCCTTTCGCCTCAACAACAGCGCGAAGGGCAAGAAGAAGCTCATCTTCAGTGTCGCTTTCCTCAAAGGCAGCTTGCAGATACTCGACCATAAACTCATGGTCGCTCGCCAGTTGTTCGCGAAGCCACTCATCATGGCTACGGCTGGTCATGGTTCTCTCCTGGAGTGATAGTCGCGCAAGAAATCAACCGCGCGATCTATGTCTCGGTCTTGGGTGCCTTTGTCTCCGCCACATAGCAGGACAATGATCTTGCTGCCGTCTCGCAAAAAGTAGAGACGATACCCTGGACCAAAGTCTAGTCTTGCTTCGAACACACCTTCTCTCGTGTGCTTGTGATCACCAAGATTTCCCAGCTTGAACCGGTCAATGCGCTGAACGATTCTAGCCATTGTCTTCTTGTCCAGACCCATAAGCCAATTAGCAAATGGGTCTGCGCCGTTTTCTTGAAGGTAGTGTTCGACTGTCAGCATATCACGTGATCTAAAGGTCACAAATTTATAGTTTCAATCGCAACGATTGATTACATTGTTGCCACGCACAACTACAAGCAAGCCATTAACTGGCTTACTTCACAAATTAAAACTCACCGACACCACCAGCCCCACCACATGTAGTGCATCCGGATCCTCCGGCGACACGGTCAGATCCTTGTAGACGTCCTGGTTGTCCGATCGCACCAACACCGACCCGTCCATCTGCGCGAATAGCCGCTTCACGTAGCATTGCGTGCCGCGGCAGATCACGTGCACCTTGCCGTTGGCGATCTCTGACGTGCGGTGCACGATCAGGCTGGCGCCGTCCGGGATCGTCGGCTCCATGCTGTCGCCGGCGGCCACGATCGAGAACAGGCTGTCCGGCTTGAAGCCGTTCTTCATCGCCCAACCGCTGCGGCAGTAGTTCGGCGTGCCCTCAGTGTCGATCTCGAACACGGGCTCACCGCTGCCGGCCGACGCTTTCACCCGGTAGCGCGGGATGGCAAAGACTTCGTGCTGGATGTCATCGTCGGACTCCACGACCACCACGGGGCGCTGTGGGGTGGTGATGGCTGGGCCGAGTGCAGATTGAAAGGAATCGCCGCCACGGCCGATTCCCCAGTGATCTGGACCAACAACGTCCGAGAAGTAGGAAATTAGGCTGTCGATATGCGTCTTGCTGATGCGGCCAGTCTTCAGCCATCCCTGCACTGATGGCGGCTTCACGCCAAAAGCTCGCGCGACGTCAGCTTTACTGACGCCTTTCATTCTGATGGCCTCGGCTAGTGCCTGGCCCAATCGTTCACCGTTATGCATTGGCTAATTATCACTATCACATGCCACATTAGCCAATAGCTTGCATTATTGTTAGCCATTGACTTATAGTGTGGGCATTACAGACATGGAATGCCCGAAATGACTAATTCTGCACTTGACCGTGCCTGGAAAATCGCCGGCAGCAAGGCCGCGCTTGCAAAGCTTGCAGGCGTGAAGCCCCCAGTTATCCAGCAGTGGCTAAAAGGTGAGCGCCCCATCCCGCCGGCGCGATGTGTCCTTATTGAAAAAGGCACTGGTGGCGCCGTAACGCGCCAAGAGCTGCGCCCTGACGACTGGCTGCAGCTGTGGCCAGAGCTGAATAAGGCTGCATGAGTTCAGGCTACACCGTTCTCGATACCGCATCTGCATAACGAAAGGCGTCCACTCATGAGCCAAAACCCCTACAGCCACATCACTGCATCCGCCCAGGCCATCGCCAAGGGCTACCACAACGGTATCGCCGGGCTGGCACTGGCGATGCACAAGAACCCGACGATCTTCGCCAACAAGCTGAACCCGAACTGCGACACCAATCAGCTGACGCTGGAAGAGGCCGCAGAGATCACCGATCGCACGCAGAACCCGGCCATTGCCGACGCACTGGCGGCGCTGGTGGGCCGCGTGACTGTCGCCCTGCCCTGCGGCCAACCTTCCCTGCGCGAGCTGTCCCGCGACTTCTGCCACCTGGCCAAGGAGTGTGGCGACGTCGGCCAGCAGATCAACGAATCCGAGCATCCGGAAAGCGAATGGGGTGAGCAGCTGAGCCCGTCCGAGCGCAAGCGGATCGCCAAGGAGCTGCGTGATCTGCTGTCGGTGACAGCCGGGCTGTTGCAGCAGGTGGAGGGGTGAGCATGGAGATCCGAGAAATTCGTCATGGCCACCTGTTCTGCGGCCTCGGCGGTGGCGCCAAGGGCTTCAACAAGGCGCAGCCGCGTGTCGGTAACCTGCAAGCACGCTTTCGCTGCCTCGGTGGTATCGACGTCGACGCGGCTGCCATCCGCGACTTCGACCGCATCGTCGGTGTGCCAGGTACCGTCATGGACCTGTTTGACCGCTCGCAGTACATCGACTTCCACGGCAAGGAACCGCCAGCAGACTGGAGAGAGGCCACGCCGGCCGACATCCGCCGCGCCATGGGCAATGAAAGCCCGCACATCTGGTTTCTGTCCGCCCCCTGCAAGGGTTTCAGTGGCCTGCTGAATGAATCGCGCAGCAAAACTGCCAAGTACCAGGCGCTGAATCGCCTGACCCTGCGCGGGATCTGGCTCGCCCTAGAGGCCTATGCCGACGATCCGGCCGAGCTGATCGTGTTCGAGAACGTGCCACGCATCGCCAACCGCGGCCGGCACCTGCTGGACCAGATTGGCGGCCTGTTGCGCGCCTACGGCTACGCCGTGGCCGAGACTACACACGACTGCGGCGAGATCGGAGGCTTGGCACAAAGCCGCAAGCGCTTCCTGCTGGTTGCCCGACACATCGAGAAGGTCGCTCCGTTCCTGTACGAACCGGAGAAAAAGCGCCTTGAGGCTGTCGGCACCGTGCTCGGCCGCATGCCGATGCCTGGCGACCTTTCCTGCGGCCCCATGCACCGCGTGCCCTCGCTGCAGTGGAAGACTTGGGTGCGGCTCGCCTTTGTCGAGGCTGGCGGCGACTGGCGCAGCCTGAACCGGCTGGCCGTCGAGGATGGTCAGCTGCGCGATTACCTGCTGGTACCAGAGTACCGATCCGGCTACCTCGGCGTGAACGGCTGGCACGAGCCGGCTGGCACGATTGCCGGCCGCAGCGGCCCTTCCAATGGTGCATTCTCCATCGCTGACCCACGCACCCACATGGCCGAGTACAGCCAGTACGGCGTGTTGCCCTGGTCCAGCCACTCCGGCGCAAGCAGCAGCCAGTCGGCGCCAGGTGGAGGCAAGTATTCGGTCGCCGATCCACGTGCAGAGAAGGTGCGTCACAACAACGTGTTCCGTGTCGTCAGCTTTGACCAAGCCGCTGGCACCGTCACGGGCGGTCACGGCCCGAGCTCAGGCGGACAAGCAGTCGCAGACCCCCGCCCGGGCTGGAATCGTCACGGGGGCAACCTCGCGGTGATGGATTGGGCCGAGCCGTCGAATACGGTGATCGCCGGCGGCAAGGGAGTGCAAGGCGGCTGGCTGTCGGTAGCGGATCCGCGTACCGGACTGAATCGTCGCGAACGCGGCGATCACTACCTGACCGGCGGCCATTACGGCGTACTGGGTTGGGATCAAACAAGCGGTGCGGTTTCGGCTGCCGCCGGCCACGACAACGGCCGCTGGAGCGTAGCCGACCCGCGCATGCCAGAGCCGAACGAGAAGCTGCAGTGCGTTATCCGCTCGCTGGATGGCACTTGGCACCGGCCATTTACCACGCTGGAGCTTGCCGCGCTGCAAAGCCTCATCGAGCCAGAAGAGTACCTGGAGCTGGATGGTCTGAGCGACAGCGACTGGCGTGAGCGCATCGGCAACATGGTGCCACCCGAAGCGGCCACCGCTATTGCCGAGGTGATGGGCACCACCCTGCTGCTGGCCTGGTCTGGCGAAACCTTCGTTCTGTCGGCCACGCCGATCTGGGTGCGGCCGGTGGCAATGGCACTTTCGGTGCAGGGGGCGGCATGAGCAAGAAGACCAACGTCTGGATGCCGCTCTACATCGCCGATTACCTGGCGGATACGACGCGGCTGACCACCGAGCAGCACGGTGCCTACCTGCTGCTGATCATGGACTACTGGCGCAACGGCGCGCTGCCGGACGACGACGGCGCGCTGGCCAACATCACCCGGCTGACCATGCCGCAGTGGAAGAAGCACCGTGCAGTCATGGCTCGGCTGTTCCATATCGAGGCTGGAGAGTGGCGCCACAAGCGGATCGATAGCGAGCTGGTAGCAGCTGCAGCGAATGCTACCAAGCATGAGGAACGAGCCAAGAAAGCAGCTGCTGCACGATGGGGTAAGGATAGCAAAAGCAATGCTCCAAGCAATGCTACAAGCACACCTCAAGCAGAGCTTGATCAATGCCCATCACCATCACCATCACCTTCACCTAAACCCACTACGTCACCTAGCGGTGACTTCGTGGGTGAGCGGCACACGCACAACCCAGATGGCCCGGTTGGCATCCTGGTGCCAGACGATTTCGAGCCCTGCCGCAAAGCTGCAGCCACCGCCAACACCCTTGGCCTGGTACTGACGCTGGAGGTCGAACGCTTCACTGCGCACTACCAGTCCCGCAGCGAGGTACGCCGCGACCTGCAAGCTTGGCAGGCACAGTTTCGCAAGTGGCTGCTGGACCAGCAGCAGTTCAACGCTGACCGCGACAAGGTCACGAACGCCAGGGCGCAGGCTGCTGCCCGCTCTGGCAACACCCGCCAAGATGCCACCGCCGCAGCCTGCGACACGCTGGGCGTTGGCAGCCAGTACCTGACCGGAGGAAAGACCCATGCACAAATCGCCGATTAGCCAGGCCACCGTGGCCAACATCTTCCGCGTTCTGCGCGGCCGCTTCGGCACTGCCTTCGTGGACAAATTCCGCAGCGGTGTCCGCGTCGAAGATGGCCCGTTCGCAGGCAAGGACGCCGGCCTGCTGGAGACCATGGACGTGTGGGCCAATGAGCTGGCCGGTCTGTCGATGGCTGACATCGAGCACGGCCTGTCGATCAAGTTCAAGTTCCCGCCCAGCTGTGACGAGTTCGTCCAGGCCTGCGTGCAGCGCGACTACTCCGCCCAAGCACACAACACCGTGCCCGCCCTGCCGCCGGTAGCCATCACCGAGCTTGACCGCCAAGCAGCCAGGAAGCACATGGCCACGGTCACCAGCACCGTGCGCAGCATGAGCTTCCCGCAAGGCAACGCCAAGCGCGTGGACTGGGCGGAACGGATCGCCCGTGATGTGGCCGCCGGCAACTACACCGGCGGCGCCTACGGTGCCCGCATGGCGGCAGAAGCGCTGTTGGATGCGCGCAAGCCGATTCCGGCCTCGCTGGTGAAATTCCTGCCGAATCCGAACAAGCAAGACAGCTCGGAGGCCGCATGAGTAACGTCGTGAAATTCAAGGTGCCGGGTACGCCGGTCGGCAAGGGCCGGCCACGTGTATCCACCCGCGGTGGCAAGTTCGCCCGCATGTACACGCCGGAGAAAACCGCCAGCTACGAGAACCTGGTCGCGCTGGCTGCGCAGGAAGCCATGGTTGGCCGCAACCTGATCGACGGCCCTGTCGACGTGGAGCTGGTGATCCTGCTGCCGGTACCGGCCAGCTGGTCCAAAAAGAAGCAGGCAGCAGCCCTGCAAGGCCAGGTATACCCGACCAAGAAGCCGGACATCGACAACGTCGAGAAGGCGATCTTCGACGCGATCAACGGCGTGGTATGGCACGACGACGTGCAGGTCTGCGACGTCAGCAAGCGCAAGCGCTACGCTGAGGTGCCGGGTGTACACGTGGTGGTGAAGCCAATTGAAGGCGCGCTGTTCGCGGCCTGATCAGACGACAAGGGGGATGATCATGATTGAACCTGCAGCAGCCCTGCAGCACTGGGCAAAATGGGCGGTCGATACCGGCAACTGGCGCCAGACCTGCGCCGGCATCGAGAAGCACTACGCCAACAACCCGGAGCGCTATGTGCATGCCGACGATGCCGAAAAGCGCTTCCGCTTCAAATACGACCAGCGTACTGGCGAACTGGTGGAACGGCTGGTGAACACCTTGCCCGATCAGGAAAAGCTGGTGCTGCGCGCGCGCCATGTGCACTTCCCGCATCTGGCTGACGATATCGTCGCCCGCCGACTTGCCATGTCCGCCCGAGCGTTCGACACCACCCTGCTGGCGGCCACCGTTCGCTTCGGCCGGATCTGGCGCGAGTCGCACCGGGTGGCAGCATGAAGCGGCCCCGCGGACACGGGCTGGCGCGGAAGCTGGCCGATGTACTGGCGGATGCGCCGCGTCCGATGCTGCTGGGTGAGCTGGAAGCGGCGCTGGATTTCGAGCACCAGCCGGCCGAGATCATGAGCGTGCTGGTGAAGCTGCGGCGGGCTGGGAAGGTGACGACCAACCTTCAGGAGCGCGAGGGGCCAGGACGAAGAGTTGCCAGAGCGTACCACCTGACCCAAAATGCGCTTCAAATCTGAAACGCATAGGAGAAGAATTATGGATGAAGTACGCAAGCGCCTCGGTCTGAAAGAATCTGACCAGATCAAGCAAGTCTCGCGCCGCGATAAAGGCCATCTTGGGCAGACCGAGGAGTGTACCTACGACATCCTCTCCGAAACGGGTGAGCTGATTTGTAAGGCCCGCGTTGAAGAGCATCAGCCAGTAGGGAAACTTCGTGCAAAGCCAACATTTTCCTTGGTACGGCTGAATAAGGATGGCGGCTCACCTGAGCATCTTGGCAGCTGGCAGAACGGCTAAATTCGGCATATATGCCAACGCACCCCATGACATCCAGTAAAACCAAGGGTGTGCTATCTTGACGTCGTGGTGGTCGAGCTATGCCCACCGGAAACTCAGCCCACCCCGCCATGATGCGGGGTGTTTTTTTGCGACACCACATGAGGCTTTGAACGTGCTCATGTGCCGAACCAGCCCCGCCAGAGAGCGGGGCTTTTTGCTTTCTGCTGGGTTGGCCAGCAGGCCGTGAAACCTGACTGGTTTTCCAAGGCACCACTTCACGCCGAGGAGGCGAAAGCCTCATGGCACTGACCGCAAAGCAATCTCGATTCGTTGACGAGTACCTGATCGATCTGAACGCTACGCAGGCGGCGCTGAGAGCCGGCTACAGCAAGCGAACAGCCGGCCAAATTGGTGACGAGAACCTTAAAAAACCTGAAATCCAGAAGGCTATCCAGCAGCGCATGCAGGAGCGCCAGGCACGGACACAGATCAGCGCCGACATGGTGCTCAGGCGCTGGTGGGAGATTGCCACGGCTGACCCGAACGAGCTTGTGTCGTATCGGCGCGTCTGCTGCCGGCATTGCTTTGGGGTTGGCCACAAGTACCAGTGGGCGGATGAGCTGGAATATCAGCGAGCCGCCCAGCAGGCCGAGAAGGATGCCGCCGAGGCAGATCGCCACGCCGTACCGCCGAGTGATGAAGGTGGTTACGGCTTCGACAGAACCCTGCGACCCCACCCGAAATGTCCGGAGTGCAAAGGCGAAGGCCACGGCGAGGTGTTTGTGAACGACACCCGAGACCTGCCAGCAGCAGCCAGGCCGCTCTATGCCGGCGTGAAGGTCACCAAGGATGGGCTGGAAGTGAAGCTGCAGGACCAGGGCAAGGCACTGGAGAACGTGGCGCGGCATCTGGGCATGTTCAACGACAAAAAAACGCTGCTTGGCCCTGACGGCGGCCCAATACAGATGGTTGGCCGCATTGAGCTGGTGAGTATGGATGACGACGGCGAGGATTAAGCTACCCAAGAAGCTGATACCGGTCTTTTCCGGACAGGCTGACGTTCGTGGCGCTTACGGCGGCCGCGGCTCAGCCAAGACACGCAGCTTCGCCAAGATGGCCGCCGTGCGCGGCTACATGTACGGGATGAGCGGCGTCAGCGGCATTCTCCTGTGTGCCCGGCAGTTCATGAACTCGCTGGAGGACTCCTCGCTTGAGGAGGTCAAGCGCGCCATCGAAGATGAGCCGTTTCTGCGCTCGTATTACGAGATCGGCGACAAATACATCCGCAGCAAGGATGGCCGCATCGCGTTTGCCTTTGCCGGTCTGGATCGCAACATCGCGTCCATCAAGTCGAAAGGCCGCCTGCTGCTGTGCTGGGTGGACGAGGCCGAGCCGGTCACCGACGAAGCGTGGTCGACGCTGATCCCGACCCTGCGCGAGGAAGGCGAGGACTGGAACGCCGAGCTGTGGGTGACGTGGAACCCCAAGCGCAAGAATGCTCCGGTTGACCGACGCTTCCGTTTCTCCACTGACCCGTTGGTCAAAGTGGTACAGCTGAACTGGAAGGACAACCCGAAGTTTCCCGAGAAGCTGGAGCGTGAGCGCCAGCGTGATCTGCAGGAGCGGCCAGACCAGTACGGCCATATCTGGGAGGGTGAATACGTGCAAGCCGTCGAGGGCGCCTACTACGCCGCCAGTCTGCTGCTGGCCCGCGAGCAAGGCCGTATCGGCCGTGTTGCCGCTGACCCGCTGATGACCATCCGCGTGTTCTGCGACATCGGCGGTACCGGAGCCCGCGCCGACGCCTTCACCATGTGGGTGGCGCAGTTCATCGGCAAGGAAATCCGCATCCTGGACTACTACGAGGCTGTCGGCCAGCCGCTGGCCTCGCACCTAGTGTGGATGCGCAGTCGTGGTTATACGCCGGACAGAGCGCAGATCTGGTTGCCACACGACGGGGACACGCAGGATAAGGTGTTCGACGTCTCGTACAACAGCGCCCTCACCTCCGCCGGCTACACGGTGACGGTGGTGCCCAATCAAGGCAAGGGCGCGGCCAAGGCTCGTATCGAGGCTGGCCGCCGGCTGTTTCCGTCCATGTGGTTCAACGAGCCAACGACGGAGGCCGGTATCAGCGCACTGGGCTGGTACCACGAGAAGCGGGACGAGGCGCGCGGCATTGGCCTTGGCCCTGAGCATGACTGGGCCAGTCATGGCGCTGACGCCTTCGGGCTGATGTGTGTAGCTTATGAAGAGCCAAGAACCTCTGTTGATGACAGCGAAGACGCCTATAACGGCGCCGGCGGGTGGATGGGATGATGGAAAAAGATAATGACGTGGTTTCGCGCTGCAAAAAAGCGCTAGAAAAGTCGGTGGAGTCGGACAGCCACAACCGTGATGCCTGGCTGGAGAACCTTACCTTCGCCCGCCTTTCCGAACAGTGGCCGGAACAGATCAAGAAAGAGCGTGAGCTTGAGCGCCGCCCTTGCCTGACCATCAACAAGCTGCCGGCCTTCATTCGTCAGGTGGTGAATGACTGCCGGCAGAATCGCCCTTCCATCAAGGTGCATCCGGTAGATGATCGCGCCGACGTGGATACCGCCGAGGTGATCAACGGCATCATCCGGCACATTGAGCAGTCCAGCGATGCCGACGTGGCCTACGACACCGCCGTCGATCTGTCGGCCAGCTGCGGCTATGGCTACATCCGCGTGGATGTGGACTATGCCTATGACGACACCTTTGACATGGACATCAAGATCGATGCCGTGGTGAACCCCCTGCTTGTTCATCGTGACCACAGCTCCAGCAAGCACGACTCCAGCGACTGGAGCTATTGCATTATCGAGTCATGGATGAGCAAGGAGGAGTTCGAGCGCAAATATCCAGGTAAAGCGGAGCGCAGTTTCGAAGGCCTCAGCAGCGACTGGTACAACACCGACGATGGTGTGATGGTGTGCGAATACTGGGAGCGGAAGGAAGAGGCTAAAACCGTGCTGATGCTGAGCGATCAGCAGGTGCTGGACGAGGACGCTTACCTGTCCAACCTAGAGTTTTTCGAAGCATCCGGCCTTGCCATCGTTGATGAGAGAACGGTTCGCAGCTTTAAGGTGGTGCAGTACATCATCGGTGCTGATGAAGTGCTGGAAACCAACCCGTGGGCGGGTCGCTATATCCCCATCGTGCCGGTGTATGGCGAAGAGGTAAACAAAGAAGGTAAGCGCTACTTCCGCGCCCTAATCGAGGATGCCAAAGACCCGCAGCGCATGTACAACTACTGGCGCACGGCGATGACCGAGACGGTGGCGCTTGCTCCGAAGGCACCATTCATTGGCCCCAAGGGCGCATTCGAAAGCGACAAGGGGAAATGGGCGTCCGCGAACACCAAGAACCACGCCTACATCGGATACGACGGTGGTATCGCACCACAGCGACAACCGCCGCCATCACCCGACGCCGCGGCTATGCAGTTGGCCGCAACTGCCAGCGAGGACATGAAAGCGGTAATGGGGCTATACGACGCCAGTCTGGGCGCCCGTTCGAATGAAACCAGTGGACGCGCCATCATGGCCCGTCAGCGTGAGGGCGACACCTCCACCTTCCATATCATCGACAACCTGACCCGGGCGATTCGCCACGTCGGCCGCATCGTGCTGGACCTGATTCCCCATGTGTACACCCGGCCGCGCATCGTGCGCATCATTGGAGCAGACCAGCAGCCAAAGTCAGTGCCAGTGAATCAGCAAGTGCCGGACAAGCAGGCAGATGGCGGCATGCGGGTATACGACCTGACCAAGGGCAAATACGACCTGACCGTAACGGTTGGCCCGAGCTTCAACAGCAAGCGCGAGGAAGCCGCCACGCAGATGATCGAGTTTGTGCGCGCCTACCCTGCGGCTGCACCAGTGCTGGGGGACCTGCTGGCCAAGAATCTGGATTGGCCGGAAGCGCAGGAGATTGCCAAGCGACTGCAGGCACTATTGCCGCCGCCAGTACAAGGCCAGAATCCGCAGCTCACACAGATGCAACAGGCCATCCAGGTTTTGCAGAGCAAGCTGCAACAGGCTGAGCAGGACAAGTCGATGGAGGCACGGAAGCTGGACATCGACGCCTACAACGCTGAAACAAACCGGCTCAAAGCGATGGGCGGCGCAATGACACCGGAAATGGTGCAAGGACTGATCATCCAGACCATGCAGCAATTGATGGCCTCGCCGGACGTTTTGCCACCGCAGCAACCGGCACCTGCTCCACAGATGCCACCGCAGGCACCGCCGCCTGCCGGCATGCCGCCACCACAGCCGCCGCAAGGCGGTTTTTTCATGCAGCCACCCAGCCCGTCCGTGTGACGGGTTCTCTTTTTCAAGGACTGACACATGGACGAAATGACCAATCCCGACGAGGAAGTCATCGATCAAGCTGCCGGCGCAGCCGACGACGGCCAAGCAGGCGACAGCTTCGACAGCGGCGAAGTCGAAAACAATGCCGATGATGGCGAAGGCCAGACCGGCGAAGAAGGTGCCGAGGGCGCGGAGGTCGATACCGAGGAAGTCGAGATCGACGGCAAGCGCTATGCCGTGCCAAAGGAGCTGAAAGACAAGATCCTGATGCACGGCGACTACACCCGGAAGACGCAGGAAGTTGCAGAGCAGCGTCGCGTACTGGAACAGGAGGCTCAAGAGTTCGGCCATCGCCAGGAACGCATCATGTCTCACATGCAGGAGCATGCGCAGCTGATTGCCATTTCTGAGCAACTGGCACAGTACGACCAGATCAACTGGCAGGCACTGAACCAGGAAGACCCGCAGCAGGCACAGGCGCTGTTTTTCCAGCGCCAGCAGCTGCAAGAAGCTCAGCAACAGCTGGGTGCAAGACTCTCACAAGCAGAACAGCAGTTTGCCCTCGAAAAGCAGCAGGAAACTGCCAAGCGAATCGAACAAGGTCGCGCGGTTCTGGCGAAAGAGATTCCAGGCTGGAACCCGGAAATGGCCGGGAAAGTTCGCAGCTTTGGCGTGCAAGTGTTTGGCAGCGAAGAGGCAATGAGCAAGAGCCTCGATCTGGCAGACCCGCGCAACATCAAGATGCTGCACCTGGCGCGCATCGGCTTTGAGGCCCAGCAGAAGGCTACCCAGAAGCCAAAGCCCGCCCCCGCCAAACCGGTAACCAAGGTGTCGTCTGGCTCCAATGCGGTACAGAAACCGCCCGAGAAGATGACCGATGCCGAGTGGTATCGCTGGCGTCAAAGCCAGAAAAAATCGTAAACCAATGCCCGCCTTTATGGCGGGCTCTTTCGTTTGGAGAACCTGAAATATGGGCAACACTGTACTGACTCACCAGATGATCGCTCGCGAAGCCGCCGCCATGCTGATGGAGGCTTCTCCGTTCATCGGCAATATCAACCGTGGCCGCGAGGAAGACTTCGGCAGCAACACCCGCGGCTACAAGGCTGGCGACACCGTGAAGGTGCGCATCCCGCCGGCCAGCAAGGTGTTTGACGGCGCCACCTTCGCCGGTGGCGGCAACGCCCCGGATCAGACCGAAACCTACATCAACCTGACCGTCGACACGCAGAAGCACGTGCCGCTGACCTTCACCACCAAGGAAAAGGTACTGAACCTCACTGAGTTCAAGGACCGTTTCCTGCGCCCCGCCATGGAAACACTGGCCTCGGTGGTGAGTGCCGACCTGATGGCCAAAGCATATCTCGGCATCCCGAACCTGGTTGGTACTGCCGGCAGCTTGCCGACCACCATGAAAACCTTCGGCCAGGCGCGTGCCAGCCTGGAGCGTTACCTAGCGCCAACCGACGGCAACCGTACCGCGATCATCTCCAGCGACGTCAACACCGAGATGGTAGATAGCTCCAAGGCGCTGTTCAATCCGAACAAGCGTATCGCAGACCAGTACACCACCGGCGTTCTGGGTGATGCCCAAGGCCTGCACTTCTTCGAGTCGCAGTCCCTGCCGACCCACACCAACGGCAGCAAGGTGGCCGGCGTAACCATCAACGGTGCCAGCCAATCTGGTAACACGCTCAACATCGGCGGGCTGACTGGTGGCGACACCATCAAGAAGGGTTCGGTATTCACCATCGCCGGTGTGTATGCGATGAACCCGCTGTCCGGCGTGGCTTACCCGCAGCTGCGTCAGTTCGTCGTAACGGCAGATTTCACCGCCGCCGGCACCACTGGTTCGATCAGCATCTTCCCGGCCATTGGCGCGGTTGCACCGGGCGCCACGGTGTCGGCCACTCCTGCAAACGGTGCTGCACTGACTTTTGTGGGTGCTGCCAGCACTGGCTACCGCCAGGATCTGGTGTTCCAGAAGGACGCCTTCGCCGCAGCCTTCGTACCGCTGCCGGTGATTGCCTCCTGCGAGGGCTACACCGCCCGCGCCGGCGACATGTCGGTACGTGTGATGACCTTCGGCGACGGCAAGTCCGACCAGGAGCATACCCGCATCGACGTTATGTACGGCTTTGCCACTGTTCGTGGTGACCACGCCGTGCGCGTCACCGAGTAACCAACCTGCCCCGCTTCGGCGGGGCAGCCCACTTCAGGAGACTGACATGTCCGAAGTCCAGGAATACCCGAAGGCTCTCTACAAAGGCGACGAGTTCAAGATCGTGCCCGACAAGGCCGCCGAATCGAACGCCCGTAAGGATGGCTTCAAGGGTTATCACGAGCAGGAAGCCGAACAGTCCGGCGGCAAGACGCAGGCGCGCGGTAGCCGCAAGCCTGACGACAAGCAGGAACAGTCCGGCGGCCAGGTAGCTGGCGCCGGTGAACAACAGCAACCTGGACAGGGTGAATAACCATGAGCGTGTCGACGTATGGCGAGCTGAGCAACCTGATCGTCCAGCGCTTGGCACGTTCGGTTGCCCCTGAACGCATTGCCGAGTTTGTGCTGCTGGCCGAGGTGCTGCTGAACCGGAAGCTACGCCTATCCGGTATGCAGGCAGTAGCACCGCTGGTCATTGCTGCCAACGCCAACACAGCGGCGGTGCCGACTGGCTTTCTTGCGGCCCAACGTCTGACACTGGAAGACGGCAGTGAAGTGCAGCCGGTTTCTCTGGACGCCATGACTTTCCGGACGCTGACCGGGCAGCCGGCAACATTCACGGTTACTGGCGATGTGGGCTTTCAGTTCGACATCAAGGCCAACCGCGATTACACCGGCACCCTGCGCTATTACAAGCGCCAGTCTCTGGATACTGCGAACAGCGCCAGTACCAACTGGCTACTGGTTAATGGCCCAGATTGCTACCTATACGCGGCACTGGTTTCGGCGAACGACGCTTTCAAAAACCCATCTGGTGTGGCAACAGCCACGGACTTTCTGGATGCGGCCGTTCGCAGCCTGGAAGAATCCGACAAGAAACAACGCAACGAGAGTAACGATGTGCTGGGCTGCGATGTGGCCCTGTGCGGTTTGCAAGGCTCATTCTTTGGTGGCTGACATGCTGGTACCGCTCAACAACTTCGCGCCAGACCTTGATCCGACCACGCCAGGCATCATGGTGGACTGCGACAACCTGCTGCCGACGCTCAAGGGCTACCGCGCGGCGCCGTCGCCGGTCAGTTTGGGCATGCCGGCGCTGACTGCCGCCTGCCGCGGCCTGATCGTTGTGCGCAAGCTGGACAACACCTGGCGCATTTTCGCCGGCACGGGTGCGGCGCTGTATGAGGCAACCGGCAACACCTGGACCGATCGCTCCAAGGTCGGCGGCTACAGCAACCCCGCCGAATCGCGCTGGCGCTTCGCTCAGTTCGGCAACGTCACGCTTGCGGCCAACCGCTCTGACCCGATGCAGCAGGCGCTGGACGCTGGCTTTGATGACGTGTCGACGGCACCAACAGCAGCGATCATCGAGACGGTGGCCGGCTTCGTGATGGCATTCGACACCGTGGATGGCACCTACGGTGACCGGCCGGATGGCTGGTGGTGCTCTGCCCTGCGCAATCAGGCTGACTGGACGCCGGCCATTGCTACCCAAGCCGCCAACGGTCGGTTGCTGGACACGCCCGGGCCGGTGCGTGCCGGCCGGCGCCTTGGCGCCGATATTGTCGCCTACAAGGAGCGCTCCATGTACCTGGGGCGCTATGTCGGCCCGCCGGTAATCTGGACCTGGACGCTGATCCCGGGTGAGATCGGCGCACTGTCGCAAGAAGCGGTGATCGATATCGGCACGGCGCACGTTTTTCTTGGCGCCGACGACTTCTACCTCTTCGACGGCACGCGGCCAACGCCGATTGGCGCATCGCTGCGCGAGTGGTTCTTCGCCGATCTGGATCCGGCCTATCAGTACCGCGTGCAGTCTCTGCACGACCGCACCAACGCCCTGGCGTACTGGTTCTACCCCACCGTCGGCAGTGACGGGGCGCTCACCAAGTGGGTGGCGTACCACTACAAGGCAAACAAGTGGGGGTGCGGCTCTCTCGCGATCGAGGCGGCCAGCGAGTACCTGAACGGTGCCATCACCTTCGATTCCCTGGGCGACCTGTTTGCCACCTACGACGACATCCCACCCATCGCCTACGACTCTCCGTACTGGACGGAGTCATCGGCACTGATGTCGGTGGTCAACAGCAGCCATGCCCTGCAGTCACTAGAGGGCACCGCCGGTACCGCCACGTTAACGACCGGCGATCTTGGTGATGACGAGGTGTTCACCACGCTGACCAGGGTGAGGCCGCGCTTTATCACCGCTCCGGCCAGTGCAGAGCTGGATCACTTGGTGCATGACACGCTGGATGCGGCACCGACCCAGGTTGAGAGCTCTGCACTGAACGGCGGCAAGTTTGACGCGCTGTGGTCTGCCCGCTGGCACCGGCTGCAAATCACCACCTCTGGCGACATGGAAATCATGGCGCTGGCGGCACAGTTCCAGGAGGACGGCAGCGAATGAACCAGCTACCTGAGCGGCCAATGCTGCCGCAGACCACAGACCAGAAGTGGCCGGAACGGCTGACCTTCCAGTTGACGATGCTGCTGGCTGACATCAACCGCTCCGTCAACCGGTTAACCGGCGGTCGCATGGTGGCGGTGCTGGCACTGGATGCGGCGCCGACGGCTGGGCTGTGGGGGATTGGCGACGAGGTGCGCAACAGCAACCCGCAGGAGTTGGGCACACCCGGCAGCAAATACATCCTGCGTGGCTGGATCTGCACCGCCGCGGGTGAGCCAGGCACCTGGAAAGAACAACGAACTTTGACAGGTAACTGAACATGGCGACGAACAGTAGCTTTCTGACTGGCAATTACCAGGCCGCCAGCGCGCCCAATACCGTTGGCTGGGGTGCAGCGCCCACCGACATCAAGAACCTGCCCAATGCCCTGATGCAACAGGGCTGGAACATGGCGTCGCAACCCTATCAGCAATACGGTGGCGACCGTCTGGCCAACTTCTCCGGCGAGCAGAACAAGGCCATGGACATGATCACCAATCGCGCGACGAATGGTGATCCGACGATGCAGGCCGGCGCCGGGATGGTGCAGAACACGCTGAACGGCCAGTACATGAGCCCGGACAGCAACCCGTGGCTGAAAGGCACCTACGACGCCATGGCCGGCCGCATGTCTGACGCCTACGCCCGCGGCACAGGCGCCCAGACCATGGCGCAATTCAACAACGCCGGCGCCTACGGCGGCAGCGCCATGCAGGAGGTGCAGCAGGCCAACAATACTGCCTTCGCCGACTCGCTGGGCCAGCTGGCCAACCAGGTGTATGGCGACAACTACCAGCAGGAACGTGGCCGCCAGCTGCAGGCCGGCCTGATGGCGCCGACCTACGGCAATCAGGCCTACACCGACGCCGCGGCACTGCAAGGCGTTGGCGCGGCCAAGCAGGCGCAGGATCAGTCCAAGCTCGACATGAACTACAGCGACTGGCAGAACGCCAAAAACTGGGGTTACACCGGCTACGACATGTTGAGCGGCATGCTCGGCAGTTCCAGCAATGCACAGCAGCTGGCGCAGAACGCCGACCAGTTCAACCGACAGAACAGCGGCGGCAGCAATGCGGCCAACTGGATCGGCGGTGGCCTGGGGTTGCTTGGCACGCTGGGCAACACCAACGTCGGTGGTTCGTCGTTGCTTGATCATGCATGGAGTGGCCTCTCCAGCCTTTGGGAGTAAGCGATGAAAAAGACAGCCAAACAGCTGGCCGCCGCCGGCCGGGGTGGCGACACACGCCTTGCCCACCTGACGCCTGGCGAGGTAGTTGTACCTCGGAAGATCGCCCCGCTGGCACTGGGGCTATTGAGTGAAGCCGGCATTAATCCGGAGCGTTACCAAGTTGGCCGCAAGGCCAACTCGCGCAACCCGGCAACAGGCTTGCTGGAATTCCGCTACGACGACGGCAGCTCACCGGAAAGCGATGATGCCGGCGACACTGCGGACGATGCTGGATCGCAGAACAGTCAAAGCGACATCGATGCTGCCAAATCCATGATGGACACCAACAATGCCCAGCTCGGCTACGCCAAGGGTGTCGGCGAAATCTCGCCCGGCACGCTCGGCCGCATGCGTGACAACATGCGCGAATCCGGGTACCGCGGTACCGGCATCAGCGACACCATGGGCAAGATGGGTGTCGGCTACTTCGACCGAGCCAAGCAGCTCGGCTATGGCACGGCGCTGGGTTCTGCCGGCGCCAGCGCGCTGAACAAGCTCGGTGCGCTCGGTGCCGGCATGCTGATGGGACCTGGCGGCGCCATCCTCGGCGGCACACTCGGCACCGCGCTCACCGCCGACAACATGAACCAGTGGGGCGAGCAGTTTGCCCGTAGCGTGGTCGGCGGCATCGCCGGGCCGATGGGTAGTGCGCTGGCCGGGTCGCAGTTGGCTCCGCTTGGCAGCATGGCTGCGCAGAAGCTGGCCAGCAAGGCTATGGATTACGCCATGGCAAACCAAACGCCCGGTGTGCCAGGCGGTCGGCCTGCGGCCACGCAAGCTGACGGCCGCCAAGGCGGTATCGCCGGTCTGCTGGATGCTGATAGCTACCAGTCCGCGCCGGCCACGGCCATGGCGGCCAATGCTGGCTACAGCTACACGCCCGGCGCAGTGACTAGAGCGGCGTGGGATCCGGTGCAATGGGGTAACCAGTACGACCCACTGAGGGGGTGATATGAACCTGATGGAATTGAACGACTACTTCCGCCGCGATGCGGGGAAGTCGCCCCTGATGGGCTTGCTGGACGACTCCGGTTACAGCCTGGCACAGCCAGAGGTTGGCCGCACTCTGGAACCCGCGGCACCAAACTTCGATTTCTCGCCGAACGAGAAGCAGAACAAGCAGGCGTTGTTCTCGTCGCTGGCCAACATGGGCGCCGCGATGCTGGCCAACAACCGCGGCAACTTCGGTCAGTCGCTTGGCCACGGCCTCGCCGCGCAGCAGCAGGGCTACCGTGGCGCGCTTGATCGTGCATCGGACGAGAACGTGCAGCAGTTCAGGACCGGCATGCTCAAAGATGACTGGCAGGCCAAGCAGCAGGAGCGCCAGCGCCAGGCGGCACTGCGCCGCGGCCTGTCTGAGCTGCCACAGGGTGCGGACTACTGGAGGAACGCTGCCGAGCTGTACGCCAGCGCCGGCGACATGGAAACCGCCCTCAAGCTGCAAGAATACGGTTCCGGCGGCAAGCCGACTGACGCCCAGAAGAACTTCCAGTTCCTGATCGACAACGGCGTCGACCGGAAGCAGGCGATGCAGGTGTTCACGCCGTTCGCACCGACACCGATGCAGTACTTCCCCGGTAGTGACTACAAACCGGCTGTCGTGTTCAACCCGGGGAATGGGCAGTTCACTGCCACAGAGGCGCCGCCAGCGGCAGAGGCACCTGATCCGCTGGCGCCATGGAGCAACCTGCCACCGCAAAAGGCGGACGCCATGAAGCCGCGGGTGTACGAGCAGGCGAACAAGCAGCTGGAAGAGCTGCGCAACCAAGTTGCCCAAGGCCGCACCACCATGACAGACCTGAACCGCTTTGGCCAACTCAACCAGGAGCAGGCCACTGGCGGACTGCTGGACAAGGGGCTGCCGGACTGGATGACAACCGATGACCAGAAGCAGGAAATGCTGGCCATTCAGTCACGCCTCGCACCACAAGTGCGGCCGGCCGGCTCCGGCTCGACGTCAGATCGCGACCTGCAGCTGTACCTGCAGTCACTGCCCGGCATCGACAAATCCGGGAACGTAAACAAGTCCATCCGTGAGCAGTTCGGCAAAACCCTCAGCGCGGCCGAGAAAAAGCTCGCCGCCGCCGAGCAGTACCTTGCCGAGCGTGGCCACCTGAACGGCTTCGATCAGTTCTACGCAGGGCAAGGCAAGGCACCGGCTGCCGGCGGTCAGCCTACACGACAGGCAGGAGCGTCGATTCCACCATCCGCCGTCGACTACCTGCGTCGCAACATCAAGCTGAACCCTCGCCTGGCACAGCAGTTTGACGCCAAGTACGGCCAAGGCGCGGCCGCATCAATTATGGGGCGCTGACATGAAAAGCTTCAGAGACCCCGGCTATGACCAGCTGGAGCAAAACCTCGCGCCGGACATGGCGGGGTTCTTGCGCACCATTCGTGTTAACGGTGAGCGCAGCAACGCGGATCAAGTCAGCTCCGCCGGCGCGCGATCGGTTTACCAGATCATCCCGGAAACCCGGGCACGCATCATCAAGCAGGCCGGCTTCGACCCGTGGGCATCGCCACAGAATGCCGTGCGCGGTGCCGCCATTGTGGCCAAGGATGCGATGCGCTGGGCAAAGGGCGATCCGGTGCGCGCGGCCGGCTACTACCACGCCGGCGGCAACACCGCCCAGTGGGGGCCAAAGACGGCTGCGTACATGCAGCGCACAGGGGGCAACATGAATCCGTTCGACCAGTTCGACACCAAGCAGACGCCGGTGGCCAACCCGTTCGACCGCTTCGACGGCACAGATCAGAAGCCAGCACGCAAGCCGATGCGGATCATCGACAACGCGAAGCCGGACAAGAACCTGCTGGACGAATACAGCCTGCCGGAACGCGCCATTATTGGCGCCGGCAAGGCCGCAACCGACTTCCTGCACGGTATCGGAATCGGTGACTCGCTGGGGCTGGTGCGCGGCGACGAGAAGGCGGACAAGCAGCTGATGAGCGATCCTGCCGCAATCACCGGCAACATGCTGGGGCAAGCCGGCATCATGTACACCGGCGGCAAGGCGTTGCAGACGCTGGGCACCGGTGCGCAGTTGCTGACCAAGGGGCGCGACCTGACCAAGGTTGGCCAGCTGGTACAAAAAGGTGGCCAGCTGCTGCAGAAAGGCGGCAACGCCGTGATCAACCCCAGCACCTACAAACAGGCAGCGCTGGTCGGCGGTGGCTACGGCTTGGTGTCGCAACCGGGCGGTATTGACCAACGCCTGATCAACGCCGCGGCGGGCGCCGCCGGCGGCACTGCGGGGCTGGCTTTTGGCCGTGGCCTCGGTAACGTTGGCCGCAAAGTGAAAGGCGCCTTCACGCCGTCGCAGCAGGTTGAGACCACCCTCACCACCCAGCTGCAGGCCAAGGGCATCGACTTCAACGCCCTGCCCCGTGCCATCCAGCAGCAGCTGGTGAAGGCCGGCAAGCAGTCGCGAGACCTCGGCAACCTGGATACCGAGCAGCTGGCACGGCTGGCCGACTTCGAAAAGCTGGGCATCAAGCCGACCCGCGGCTGGCTGACCCGTGATGCCAAGGACTGGTGGACGGAGAACAACCTGAACACCGTCGACAGCCAGCTGGCCGCCCGCTACAAGGACGCCAACCAGGCGCTGCTGGAAGGGGTGCGGGATGGCACCAGCCAGGCTACAGACTACGACCTCGGCAACCGGCTGCAGGACACCTTATCCGGCTACGATGCCATGCTGAAAAGCAACGTGGATCAGCTGTACGGTGCCGCGCGCAACGCTGCCGGTCGTGACCTGCCGCTGGACCCGCACCGCTTCGTGAACGATGCCACCATCGAGCTGGACCAGCAGATGCTGGGCAGCAAGCTGCCGGCGGATACGCTTAACTGGTTCCAGAAGGCCACCAGCGGCAAGGAGCCGTTCGACATGGGCACCGCGCTGCAGCGACTGCAGGCGATCAATGGCCGGCTGTCCAGCACCAGCGACATGGCCGAGGCCAAGGCGCTCGGCATCGTGAAGAAGCACCTGACCGATGCCATCGACGGCTACGGCGGCACCGGTACCGGCAACCTGCCGCGCGTCGGCGGTGATCAGCAGCAGGAACTGGCCGCCGCCTTCCGTCAGGCACGCACGGCCGCGGCGGATCGCTTCCGCTTTCAGGAATCGAACCCGCTGGTGGATCAGGTATTGAAGGGGAAATTCACGCCAGAGAAGCTGCCAGACATGCTGGGCAGCATGAAGGTGGATGACCTGAAAGGGCTGGCCGCACTGGAGTATCAGCGCGGCATGCCGCTGCTGTCGACGCTGCGGGACGCGGCCAAGGTGTATGTGCGGGATGCCGCAACTCTGCAGGCGGAAACCGGCGGCAGCTTTACGGTGGCCGGCCTGCGTCGTGCGCTGGATCGCATCGGGCCGGAGAAAGGCAAGATCCTGTTCGGCGCCGATGGGTGGGATCAATATCACCGGATACTCACCGCCGCCGGCAACATCCACAACGCGCCAATCAAGCCGGCAGGGTCCAGCACGGCGCCGAACATGCTACGTCTGCTGTCGCAAACGCCCATCCCTGGCATGCCCTGGATGATCAACGCGACAACGACGGCCGTCAGCAAGGCAAACCAGATGGCCAACGTTGGCCGCGCGCTGAATCCGACGATTCAGCTGCCACCGGTAGCCGGCCAGCTGTCCAGCCGGTTGCCCCTGCTATCGGTGCCCGGCCTGCTGACACTGGAGGAGGCGCAGCGCTGATCAGTCCTCGTCTGCCCTGCTCCACAGCACCCAGCGGCGGATCCGGCTACCGCGCGGCAAGTGTCGCTTGGCCAGCTGGATCAGCCACTGTTCGAAAGACACGATCAGCCACAGGAAGAAGCCAGCGCCAGCAAAGCCGATGGCCTTCTGCATGAAGTTTTCCATTTAACTCCTCTCGGCTGAACGCCGGGACAATGACAAAAGTATAGCCCGCCAATGGCGGGCTTTTGCTTTTTGGGGGAGAGATATGCCAATTCCAGACTCTATCGATGATCTCGATCCGTCTGCAGCGAACAACTCGCCGGGCGGCAGCGAACCGATCGGGCCAAACCTTGACAGTTACCTGCGTGCGCACGCGGCGATCATTCGCCAGGTATCGGATGCCAGCAAGGTGGAAACCCAGATCCACGGCGCCACCAGCAAGGCCACGCCGGTTGATGCCGACGAGCTGCCGATTGCCGACAGTGAGGCATTGTTTGGCCGGAAGAAGCTAACTTTTGCCAGTCTGAAGGCGTGGGTGAAGTCTTTGGTGCAGGCCGGATTGACGATGACAGGGGTACTCAAATTTGCCGCTGGCGGAAGCATCGCATCGGCCGCGACAGTCGATCTGGCCTCAGCAACAGGTAACACAGTGCATATCACCGGCACGACTGGCATCAGCGCCTGGGCCATGACAGCCGGCCAGTTCATGCAGGTGATTTTCGACGGCGCGCTGACGCTGGCACACCACGCCACGAACAACAACTTGCAGGGTGGCACCACCATCACCACGGCTGCTGGTGACCGCGCTTTCCTCTACTACGACGGCACAACCGTCTACGTGTTCCAATACATCCGGGCTGATGGCACGCCTCTGGTAGGCCAGCGGATGACGCTTACGGCTGCAGTTGCGACTACCAGCGGCACGGTGATCGACCTGACCGGCTTCCCGAGCTGGGCAAAGCGCATCACCGTATTGCCCCATAACGTCAGTACCAACGGCAACAACAACTACCTGCTGCAGCTTGGCACACCATCCGGCATCGAGAATACGGGCTACAGCAACAACGTAAATGCAGTAACAGGCAGCAGCATTGTAACTGTGTCTTCTACCAGCGGAATTCTTCTGAGCGGTGCGTCTGGCACGTCAACCTCTGTTAGCGGCGCCATCCGGATGAGGCTTCAGTCAGGGAATGTGTGGGAAATCGAAGGCGACACAATTCGTAATGGCGAGGCGACTAACAACAAGACAGTCGGCAACAAAACGCTGGCCGGCGTGCTGGATCGGATTCGGCTTACCACTACCACGGCTGTTGACACCTTCGACGCCGGCAGCGTCTCTCTTCTGATCGAGGGCTACTGATATGCAGCGCATTGAATTCGACGTAACAACTGGCGAGAAGCGCGTTGTTCAACTGACAGCCGAAGAAATTGCAGAGATCCAGAAAACTGCCGCGGCTATTCCTGCCAACATTCCATCCGAGGTGACACGCTACCAGGCATTGGCTGCGCTCCACCTCGCCGGATTGCTGGGGAATGTGGAAGCAATGATGGCCGACGCCGCGACCGACAAGCTCACAGTTATTGCGTGGCAGAATGCGCAGGCATTCAAGCGCAACAGCCCGATGGTGCTGGATATGGCGCAACAACTTAACCTGACTGATCAACAGCTGGACGACTTATTTATCAGCGCCTCGCAAATCGAATGACCCGCCCAGTGCGGGTCAAATTGTTTCTGGCCCGCCACTCGGCGGGCTTTTTCATTCCAAGGGGGAGTGATGCAGGAAATCCAGGAAGCAGCACACGCCGCGGCGAAGAGCCCGGCATCGTATGGCCTTTTGACCTACTTGTGGGTGTTCGCGCTGGCGCTGCTCGGCGGTGTGGCCGGCGCCATCCGGCGCGCCAGGGCTGACGGCAAGATCAGCATGGCCGAGATCATCGGCGAGCTGGCCATCAGCGCCTTCGCCGGCATCGTCACCTTCTACCTGTGCGAGTGGGCCGGCCTGTCCCAGCTACTGAGTGCGGCGATGGTCGGTATTTCTGGCCACATGGGCAGCCGTGCCATCTTCACGTTCGAAAAAGTGTGGTCCGCCAAACTGGGAGCGACTGCCGATGCTGACCGTTGAGAAGCTAATAGCCATCATGCCCGAAGCCCGGCCGCGCGCCGGGCTTTTTGTTGCCCCACTCAATGCCTCAATGGCGGAGTTCAAGATCATCACCCCGCTTCGTGCCGCGGCGTTCCTTGCCCAGGTCGGGCACGAGTCTGACCGGCTGCGTTACACGCGCGAACTGGGTGGCAGCGATTATCTGGACAAGTACGACACCGGCCGACTGGCGGCACGTCTCGGCAACACGCCACAGAACGATGATGACGGGCAGCGCTACTGCGGCCGTGGCCTGATTCAGATCACCGGGCGGCGCAACTACGAGCTGTGCGGCTTCGGGTTGGGTATTGACCTGATCGCGCAACCTGAGCTGCTGGAACAGCCGGAGTTGGCATGTCGTTCTGCCGCGTGGTTCTGGCACAACGAGAATCTGAACGCTCTGGCAGACAAGCGCGCATTCGACACCATCACCCGTCGCATCAACGGTGGCCAGAATGGCCGAGAAGATCGAATCGCCCTGTACCAGCGGGCGCTGAAGGTGCTGGCGTAGGCCGCAGAAAGGAAACCATGCTCCAGATCATCTACCGCTGGCTGGCACTTCTGGCCCTGGCAGGCGCCCTGCTCGCCTTCGGCTGGGTCAAAGGCGCCAGCCACGTGCAGGACAAGCTGGATGCGGCCAACCTTTCGGCGACCGCAAGAACCGCCATCGTCCGCCAGCGGCAGGCCGAGGCAACCGTCCAGGTACTGACCAAATACGTCGACCGCGTGCGAACCGTACACGCTGCCGGCGAGACCATCATCAAAGAGGTACCCGTCTATGTCCCGTCTGATAGCCCTGCTCTGCCTGGTGGCTTCCGCGTGCTCCACGACGCCGCCGCCCTCGGCGAGCTTCCCGACCCCGCCCGAGTTGCTGATGCGCCCGCCGTCCCCGCTCAAGATGCTGCCGCCACTGTCGCGGCCAACTATCTTACCTGCAGGGAAAACGCCGAGCAGCTGACGGCATTGCAAGCATGGGTGGTCAGTCAGCAGCAGTAGCCTTGCTTGCGGCCAGGGATTCAGCAGGAATGCTGTCGATGTAGTCGGCCCAGGCCTGCATCATGGCGCGGCGTTCAGGCATGTACTCGGCATGGTTGTACGCCGCTTTTACCTTGTTTCTCTCGGCATGCGCCAGCTGCCGCTCAATCACATCAGGCCGATACCCACGTTCATGCAGGATGGTCGAGGCGGTGGCCCTGAAATCGTGACCGGTAACCTCCCCCGAGCCATACCCCATATGCTCCAGCGCCCGGTTGATCGTTGTCGCACTGATCGACGCTTCCGGCCGCCTCACATTCGGGAATAGCAGCTCACCGGCGCCGGTAATACGGTGCAGCTCTTTCAGCAGCGCCAGCGCCTGGGCAGGCAGCGGTACCACATGCATGCGCTTCATCTTCATGCGGCCGGCGGGGATGCGCCATTCCGCTGCTTCAATGTTGAACTCTGACCATGCTGCAAGCCGCAGCTCCGCTGTCCTGGTGAACAGGTACATCAGCAGCCAGATCGCGATGACGGTGGTGCGGTTGCCGTTGTAGGCCAGCAGCTTCGCCTTCAAGTCGGCAATGTCCTCGGGTGACAACGGCCGGCTGTGGTTGATCTCTGGCCGATGCAGCGCGCCCTTCAGCGCGGCGGCAGGGTCGTAGTCAGCACGCAATGTGGAAGCTGCATAGCGGAAGATGGCCGAACACCACTGCCTGACCTGCATGGCCAAGACGATGGCGCCCCGCTCCTCCATCCTCTGCATGACAGTGAGGATGTCCTGGGCACTGACATCACGAATGGGCAGACTGCCGAACGACGGGAAGACGTTCTTCTCCAGGGCGTAGGATGCCTGCTTGTAGGTGTACGGTTTCCACTGCGGCTGTTTCTTCTCCAGCCACTCACGGCCGATGGCCTCGAGCGTGTTTGCGTTCTGCTTGATCTGGCTGGCCTTGGCCGCCTGACGGACATGAGCAGGATGCCGGCCGGACTTCACCAGCTCGCGAGCGGTATCGCGCTCTGCCCGGGCATCCGACAGGGACAGCGCAGGGTACTCGCCGATGGCGAACACGTTTTCCTTCAACTTGCCGGATTCATCCGGCAGCCGATACCGGTAGCGCCACAGCTTTGAGCCGGTAGGCTTTACCTCAAGATATAGGCCGTTGCTGTCTGTCAGCTTGATCGGCTTATCGCTGGGTTTGGTCTGTCTGATTTTGACGTCGGTGAGTGCCATGAAAAAGCGGGTATCGGGATTTGGTACCCGCAAAAATACCCGCTTTTTTCTGATCTGTCATGATACTGGGTGATAGGAGGTGACACAGGAAGCCCAACAAAATCAGGCCTTGTGGCGGGGGTGTGATACGCGGTGATATGGTGTGATACGGCAATGATCTTAATCGATCATCAGTAGCATAGCGGGTCTACAAGCCTTATTCCTGGCGGCTTACGGTGCCGCATCTATGGGTTTTAATCCTATCTTTTATCCTGTTTTGCCGTGGACTTTATGGGAAGTCAGCGCAACAGACTGACAGGATAACATGATGGAATTCAGGCTGCCTCCTGGTGCCAGCATCTCTGGCTAGCGTGAGGTGTGCGACCAATCTCGATTGGACGAGTGAGTCCCTCCTTGATTGATCGTGACGATCCTTTGATTGACCACTACAAGGTGATGTCGCTCAAGGCTTTTGGGCCGTGCCTCTCAGCATGCCCAGTTGAATCTCGGTCTCGGGTAGCGCTGGCGCAAAAAGATGCCGGGTCGTTTTGTATGGAAAGCACTTTTTGTGCAACAAGATCTGGCGCTGGATGCTGTCGACGCAAAATGGCTCTCCGCTGCGCCAGTGGGTGACGACCACTCTGGGATCCCGATAGCCCAGCAGTACGCACGGCAGATAATGCAGCCCCAGCAAAACCGCCGCGCGCGCGCGGTGGTTGCCGTCCATGATGATGCCGGTTTCCCTATCGACGGGAATGGGCGTCGTCCACATGCCCGCCTGGGCGATGGCGGCCGCCAGCCGGTGCACGGCCTCCTCATCGACCTCTTCGGAAGGAAGGAAGAAGTCCACCGGCTTGAGAGCCACACAGTAGGACGGGTAATCACGCAT